TGAAGAACAGGCCGAAATCAACAAAATACTGGGAGAATTGGAGAAAAGACAGCGGGCCGAGGCCGCACACGCCGATCTCCTTGAGTTTTGTAAGCTTATGCAGGCAGATTACAAGGTAGGGCAGCATCATCAGATACTCGGTGACCTCCTGATGGAGATAGAACGGGGAAAAACGTACCGCGAGGACGGAAAGAAGGGAAAAGAGGATGGAAAAGACCGGATATGCGTAAATATACCCCCTCGTCACGGTAAATCGCAGCTTGTCTCCATATACTTCCCGGCGTGGTTCCTAGGGCGTAATCCAGACAAAAAAGTGATGATGGTGTCCCATACCACTGATTTAGCAGTGGATTTTGGACGTAAAGTGCGGAATTTGATAGGCACAGAAGAATATCGTTCAGTATTTCCCAACATTTCTCTTGCTGCCGACTCCAAATCAGCGGGGCGCTGGAACACTAACATGGGGGGTGAGTACTACGCCTGTGGTATTGGCAGCTCCATCGCTGGACGGGGTGCGCATTTACTGCTTATTGACGACCCCCACTCCGAGCAGGACGTGTTAAGCGGGAATTTTGATGTTTTTAACCGGGCTTATGAATGGTTCACCTATGGTGCCAGACCACGCCTGATGCCGGGGGGACGGGTGGCTATTATCCAGACCCGTTGGCATCTGGATGACCTGACCGGACGGGTAGTCCGCGATATGGTACAGAACGATAATGCAGATCAGTACGAGGTGGTTGAGTTTCCGGCGATATTAGAGGTAGAGAAAAAAGTTAGGAAGTCGAAAGGAAAGAAGCAGATAACAAAAACCGAACTGATTGAGAAAGCGCTTTGGCCTGAGTTCTTTAACCTAGATGCGCTGCGTAGAACCAAGGCTTCCATGCCTGTATTTCAGTGGAATGCCCAGTATCAGCAGAATCCTACGGCAGAGGAAGCGGCCCTTGTTAAACGTGAGTGGTGGAATGAATGGGAAAAGGAAGACCCACCCTCCTGCGAATACATCATCATGTCACTGGACGCGGCTGCCGAGACTAATAATCGTGCTGACTACACCGCCATTACTACATGGGGGGTGTTCATGAATGAAGAAGCTGAAGGGGGTGGGGCCTATAATATTATTCTGCTTAACGCTATCAAGATTCGTGTTGAGTTTCCTGAATTGAAGAAGTTGGCCTATAAGGAGTTTATGGCGTGGGAACCGGATGCGTTCATAGTGGAGAAAAAAAGTAACGGCACGCCGCTCTATCAGGAATTACGCCGTATGGGGCTGCTGGTGCAGGAATACACCCCCCACCGGGGTACAGGAGATAAAACAGCGCGTTTGAATTCCGTTGCTGATATAGTTAGTTCCGGTTTTTGCTGGGTTCCACAGACTCGGTGGGCGGAAGAAGTAGTAGAGGAAATTGCGGGGTTTCCGTTTATGAGCAACGATGACCTCGTGGATTCAACAGTAATGGCACTTATGCGGTTCAGACAGGGTGGCTTTATTACTTTGCCGACTGATGAGCTTGATGAAATTCAGTACTTTAAACAACGTAGGGGTGCATACTACTAATGGCAGAGCCATATTTTCAAGGAAGAGAGTCCTCCTTACAGCAGGGAATTGGGAGCTTATATAGAAGATTACCTACTAATATGCGTCTTTTAATTGAAAATCTACTTAGTGTAGATAGCCCCATTACTGAAAAGGATTTTAAGCCGGAAGAGTTAGAATATATAAGAGAGCAAATTGCTTACTCTAAAAGGATATATGAAGCGCAGGAAGCTAACCTTAGAGCTATGTATGAAAGGCTAAATTCTCCAGACTATGAGCATCCCGAGGTTTACTCTAACCAATATCCGTTGAAGCGCGGGAATATAACTGTATTCGGTTCATCAGAGCCAGGTAAGTTAGAGGATGTTTCTACTGAACATTTGGAAGCTAAACGACAGCAGGACTTGGATAACTTAAAAAGGGATATTGAAACTTATGAACGTACTGTGGGGCGGACAGCGGTAACTAATCCATATGGGTGGAAAGACAGGCTCTCGCCCTCTTCGAGAGAAGATAGTGAGGTGAACGTAGACCAACCTTGGGGTGAATCTTTACGTAAATCGTTTACAGACCCTCGATATAATGTAGCAACAAGTCTAGGTCAGTATGTAGCTGAAGATGTAGAGGGTGGAATGCGCGTTACAGATGAATATAATTTTAATCCGCAGGAACGCAATTTACCCGGAGGGTTAGCCGCACTTTGGGGTATGCTTTCTTCTCCTGAGCTTTTAGGTGAATATTTGGCAAATGCTTTCGGCACTTCTCCTAGAAACGTAGATATTAATTTACCGGATATTTAATTATGGCTAATGAATTCGATGACATAGAGTTAGGGGATGAAGCTTTTGAACTGAGTGTAGTTAATCCCGACATGGTGACGCTGGATGATGGTAGCGTTGAAGTTACTCTGATACCGGAAGAGGGGCCGGGGGATATAGCTACAGCCCCGTTTGATGCGAATCTGGCAGAGTATCTTGATGACGGGGAGTTGACCCAGATTTCCAGTGAGTTGCTTGGCTATATTGAAGCGGACATAAACAGTCGTAAGGAATGGGCAGATACTTTCGTAAAGGGTATGGAAGTACTGGGATTTAAGTACGAAGAGCGGGTAGAACCGTGGGATGACGCGTGTGGCGTATACAGTAACGTATTAGCAGAAGCAGCTATTCGTTTCCAAGCAGAAGCGATGTCTGAGACTTTTCCTGCTGGGGGGCCAGTAAAGACCAAGATTCTTGGGGAAATAACACGAGAGAAGGAAGATGCTGCAGATCGTGTAAAAACGGACATGAATTATGAGCTTACCGATGTCATGGTGGAGTACAGGCCAGAACATGAGCGTTTGCTCTATAGCCTTGGATTGGCTGGTTCTGCGTTCAAAAAGGTGTATTTTGACCCTAGTTTGGATAGACAGGTTGCTATTTATATCCCTGCTGAAGATGTAATTGTTCCTTATGGGGCATCTAACATAGAGGCTGCCGAGCGTGTAACTCATGTTATGCGTAAGACTAAGAATGAGTTAATTAAGTTACAGGCGGCAGGATTTTATCGTCATATAGAGTTGGGTGAACCGCAGTCCTTTTTTACTGATATTGAAGAGAAAAAAGCAGAAGAAGGGGGATATTCTCTGACTTCTGATGATCGTTACACTATTGATGAAATTCATGCTGATATAGTTATTGATAGCCTTGATGAGGAAGAAAACGCTGAAGTTGAAAACGGGGAAATTTTAGAGGTTGCCAAGCCCTATGTGATAACTATTGAGCGTGGTACTACTAAAGTACTGGCTATACGCCGTAATTGGGAACCTGACGATCCTTTGACGCTTAAGCGTCAACATTTTGTTCATTACGTTTATGTACCGGGATTCGGGTTCTACGGCCTTGGTTTGATTCATATTATAGGGGGGTATGCAAAAGCAGGTACTTCCATTATTCGTCAATTAGTTGACGCAGGTACATTAAGTAATCTTCCCGGAGGGCTTAAAGCACGCGGGTTACGGATTAAGGGTGATGATACCCCTATTGGCCCCGGCGAGTTTCGTGATGTTGACGTACCCAGTGGGTCTATCCGGGACAACATCATGCATCTCCCCTACAAGGAGCCGAGCCAGACCTTGTTGGCATTACTTAAGCAGATAACCGAAGAAGGTCGCAGACTAGGGGCTATCAGTGATATGAACATCTCCGACATGAGTGCAAATGCGCCTGTCGGAACTACACTTGCTCTCCTTGAGCGTACCCTCAAGCCAATGGCTGCAGTACAGGCGCGGGTTCATTATGCAATGAAGCAGGAGTTCAAACTTCTGCGTGCAATCATTGCCGAACATGCCCCACAGGAGTACGAATATACCCCTAATCGTGGGGAGCCTCGCGCTCGTCAGACCGATTACGCAATGGTAGAAGTAATTCCTGTTAGTGATCCTAATAGCAGTACGATGGCGCAACGGGTTGTGCAATATCAGACAGTATTGCAGATGTCACAGGCAACTCCGCAGATTTATGATCTTCCTCAGTTACACCGGCAGATGATCGAGGTTCTGGGGATTAAGAATGCCGATAAGCTGGTTCCAACAACGGATGATATTAAACCTGCTGATCCGGTTAGTGAGAACATGGGCTTTCTGGTTGGTAAACCAACTAAAGCATTTATATACCAAGATCAGGGGGCGCATATTACTGTACATGAAGCATTTTTGAAAGACCCCCAGATTGCAGCTTTTATAGGGCAAAGCCCAGCAGCGCAGCAGATTGTGGCAGCTTTAAAATCGCATTTGTCTGAACATATGGCCTTCCTTTATAGGCAGCAGATGGAAGAAAGGCTTGGAGCATCTTTACCTGCACCTGATGAAGAAATTCCAGAAGCTATGGAAGTGCCACTATCTAGACTTCTAGCACAAGCAGGTCAGGAGCTTACGCAGCAGAAACAGGCGCAAGCAGCTCAGATGCAGGCACAGCAACAGGCTCAAGACCCAGCATTTCAGATGAAACAGGCAGAATTGCAGCTTAAACAAGGTGAACTCCAACGCAAAGCCACTAAGGATGTTGCAGATACTGAGCTAGATAAGGAACGTCTGGGTTTGGAGAGGCAGAAAGCAACAACTACTGCGACATTAGAGGCTAATCGTATAGCTGCACAGAGCCAAGCTTCGGAAGCTAAAAATGATATTGCAGAAGCTAAAACCATAATTGATATGGTAAAAGTTAGAAGCGAGGAAGAACGTACACGAGCAGAAGCACATAAAGCCGCATCTGAAGCGGACCGCGATAATAGAGAGGATAGGTAATGGCTGGAATAACTGTTTTTGATGTTCTGAAGGCTAAAATTAAAGATTTAAAGGAGGATAGCGAAGTCTTTCTGGCTGATGGTGCAGCTAAAGACTACGCTCAGTACAAAGAAGGATGCGGCAGGATTCGGGGTCTAAATGACGCATTAAGGGAGATAGAAGACCTTTCGCGCAACTATATGGAAGATGAGGATGACTGAAACAGCAACAGTAACTGTAACCCCTTCTGGTGTGCAGGCTGAAGGGAAGACTTCTTTGACCGCTCTGGAGAAGAAGCGCAAAGCCAAAATTGAAAAACAGGAACAGGAAGAAGTAGTTCTTGAGAAGCAGATACCTAAACCTGTGGGGTACAGGGTATTGGTAGCCCTTCCCAACATTGACGAGACTTTTGGTGATGGGGATATTGCCAAATCTACCCAGACTATGCGGGAGGAGCATATTCTCTCTATGGTAGGGGCTGTAATTGATATGGGCGAACAAGCTTATAGTGACATAGATAGGTTCCCTACAGGGCCGTGGTGTAAAGTAGGTGATTATGTAGTCTTTCGTGCCAATAGTGGTACGCGTTTTAGGGTAGGCCAACAGGAATATCGTATGATGAATGACGATTCTATTGAGGCCATTGTTGATGATCCGGGAGCAATTTCCCGTGCGTGAGGAGTAAGTTATGCCAAGACAAGAGGTAGAGTTTGAATTCCCTGATCCAGATAAGGAAAAGGACATTGAAGTAGAAGTAACACCGGTAGAGGAACCCCTCCCTGAATTGGAAATCGAAGGGGCTGTAGGGCGGGAAACTATAGGGAAGGCTAAAGAAAAAGAAGAGGATGCGGAGATTGAGGTGGTTAGCGATGTACCACCTGAAGATCGTGGACGCAAGCCTTCAGAACCTCCAGAGGAGGTTACCAACAAAGAGTTGGAAAACTATTCTGATAAAGTAAAGAAACGTATTCAGCATTTTAGTAAGGGTTACCATGATGAACGCAGAGCTAAAGAAACTGCGCAGCGTGAGCGGGAAGAACTTGAGCGGTATGCAAGAAAGCTGCTTGATGATAACCAGAAGTTAAAGAGTTCCGTAAATAAAGGGCACAATGCGTTAATAGCATCTGCTAAAAAACAAACGGAATCTGAAGTAACCTTAGCTAAGAAACAGTATCGTGAGGCATATGAAGCAGGTGAAGCTGGAGCAGTAGTAGAAGCACAAGACGCACTTACTAGCGCTAGTATCCGCAAAGATAAAGTTGCTAACCTTAGACCTCGCGCGGAAGTCCCTTTACAAACTGGGCGAAATGCTGTTCAATCACCAGAATCTGTACCCCAGCAGCCAGAAGTGCAGCGAGACCCTAAAGCTATTGAGTGGGCAAATAACAACTCATGGTTTGGGTCTGATGATGAAATGACCGCATTTGCGTTGGGGCTACATACAAAACTGACGAAAGAGGGCGTTAACCCTCAATCTGATGACTACTACGGGAAAATAAATGCCCGTATGCGAGAGATATTTCCCGGTCAATTTGACGACGGGATAGACGACTCAGGGGAACCTAGGAAAAAATCTAGTACTGTGGTTGCACCCGCTACGCGGAGCACAGGGCCTAAGAAGATTAGGTTAACGGAATCACAGCAAACTATTGCGCGAAGACTTGGAGTTCCTTTGAAACAATACGCCGAACAGGTTGCTGAATTAGCGAGGAAACAATACTAATGGCTGAAAACAGACTTGACCGAGAACAAGAAACTCGAGAAAAGAAAACCAGAAAACGTGCATGGACTAAACCGGAAGTGCTTCCGACTCCTACGCCGCAAGAAGGTTTTGCCTTTCACTGGGTTCGTGTTAGCACACGCGGACAAGCTGATCCGACCAATGTTTCCTCCAAACTACGCGAAGGCTGGGAGCCGGTAAAAGCTGTAGATCATCCTGAAATTGAACTTGTAAGCATCGAGAATGAGCGCTTCAAGGACAATGTTATAATGGGGGGTTTAATGCTTTGTAGGGCACCAGTGGAACTTGTCCAAGAACGTACTGAGTATTATCAAAAAGTAACTGATTCTCAGATGCAATCTGTAGACAATAACTTAATGCGTGAGAGTGACCCAAGAATGCCTTTATTTAATAACAGGAAGTCTGAAGTCACTTTTGGCAAAGGATAAACCGAGGAGTCTATTATGGCAGCTACTGCCACCCCGTATGGCCTTAGAGCCGTCAATCTGATCGGAGGATTACCATTTGCAGGTTCTACTCGACAGATTTCAATAGCGTCCGGCTATGGTACTAATATCTTCAATGGGTCAATTGTATCCATTGTAGCTGCGGGTACTATTGAAATCGTCGTGACAAATGGAGATAACTCAACTGTATTTCCAGCGGGTACTATCGGTGTTTTTGTAGGTTGCCGATATACTGACCCCAGTACGAGCCAATTAACATTTAACCAGCGGTGGCCTACGGGTACTGTTGCGTCTGATGCGATGGCTTATATTGTGGACGACCCCAACGCTGTATTTCAAGCACAAGCTGATGGTGCTGTTACTCAAGCCGAC